ATTTCCTGTGGCACATTGCATCTTTAATTTATCACCCGCCTCTAGGATGATGATGTTGTTAAATGTTAATAAATCAACACTTCCACTGGCTCCCACATTAACTTTGTCCCACTCATAATCAGTGCTTGCTGAAGCATCATAGACTTTAATATCTACGTCTAGAGCTGAACCATGAGTATTAAATAGTTTAACGCTTTTAACTAATGAAGTAGTCTCTGTAGGTGTTTCATACATATCATCATATGACCCTGCAGATGTAATTTTTGCTTGAATATTTTTATATACGTTTGCCATTAACTTAAAAAGAAATTAAACCTTTCTTGATCATCCTTATCGGGTTGCATGTATGTTGAATTAAGTTGTTCTATAACAGAACTAATTGCTCTGTTAATTTGTCTTTGGTTATCCTCTGTATATTCTTTTCTAGGTTCTGGTAATCTTACTACTATTTTAGACATTATCTTCTCCCATCCGCTTGAACATCTACTTGGAAAGTACCATATCTCCAGTCTTCACCAGCGCTTTCGTTTTCTATTTTAACACTTGCATATCTTCCTCTGGCTCTAGTATTGAATTGTGTAGAAGTAGAAAGCACACTAAAAGGACTTAAGGTACTATCTGCTCTTGAAGATGAAGGAAAATTTTTTAAACCCACTGTTACTTTAGCTGTACCAGTTAAAGTTTTAAAATCAGGAATGAATCTTCTCATCGCTAAAAAATATTCTCCCATTCCAGTTTCTTGTTGAAAGTAAACGGTCTGACCTAATCCTGTTTCACCAATGATACTTGGAAAAGTTCCTGTAGCTGAACTATTAAACTGAGTTGCATAAGGTTGTGGATATACAATAGAATCAATCCAAGTTGTTCTAATAGAATTAGTATTAACTCCTGTATACCAGACACCTGTAGGGAGCTGAGTTTTTTCTCCATAATTATATACAACATATCTGTCATTGTAGGTTTCACCAGAACTTGGGTAATACCAAATAACCTCTGTAAATAAGTTATTGATACCAGCATATACTTGTTGACCTTTAGTGGTATCAAAGTCGCCATAAACATAGTCTTCTACTGAACAAGATAGGGAATTAACAGTACCATCAAAGGAGAAGAAACCATTGTTTCCCATCCAATAAGCAACACCATCAATCTCACAGCATGCATTCTGTCCAATCAATCCACAGTTTGTACCAACCTGTTCAAAGCCAAAGGTAAATGGTGCTCCTACAAATTTCATAGAGTAGAGAGCATTGTCGGTCCAGACTAAAATATTTTCTTTTCCTTTAATGGCACCCATAATTCTTGTACCATCTTGAAGTCTTTGTGTACCAGCACTATTGTCCGCTGTGGGAGCAAATGTATTAATAGCTTCTTGATCCGAGAATCTAATAAACAGATCATCTTGTGTGGAATCTGTTCCAATAGTTGTTTCAGTTCCAAAATGAATTAAGTGTCGAGTTGTTGGAGAAACAAGAGTTAATCTTGAGGCTGTAGGATTTCCTTGAGTTCCACTAATTGCTGTTACATAATTAGTAGTTATCATTGAAGCCCTATTGCTAAATCTAGCTGATCCACTAATTCCTGAATTCCATGTATAGGTTTTTCCATTTGCAATTGTTGCAACTAAAACTTCTCCCCAGTTTCCTAGTGACCAGAGACCTGGTTCTAGTGTAAC